GGCGGGTGGCCTTTTTCGCCACCGAAAAGATGCAACAGTTCAGCAAAAGGTATTCGGTGCGTTACCCCGATACGCCGGACCTTGAACAGGACACTTGGGACAGGGCGGTGCAAATTGTGCAGGAGCGGATATGAGCAAGCTGATCGAGATGATAAAGCGGCATGAAGGCGTTGTGCCGCACGCCTATAAGGACAGTCGCGGATACTGGACCATTGGTGTCGGGCGCCTGATCGACAAAGAGCTGGGCGGCGGTCTGTCTGATGACGAGGTCGACTACCTGCTGACGAATGATGTCAACCGTTGCATCGAGGAGGCGCAGACCTATCCGTGGTTTGCGGGCCTCTCAGAGCCGCGTCAGGCGGTGGTGATATCCCTGCTGTTCAATCTAGGCAAGCCACGCTGGGACGGCTTCCAGAAGGCTCAGGCGGCGATTGCAGCGGGCCATATCGCCCGCCGCAATCGCCGCCTGAGCCTTCTGCAAGCCGTCAGCTTCTCGACTCCAAGTGGTCGCGGCAGGTTGGCCAGCGGGCATATGAGATGGCGGCACAGCTTGAATCAGGAGAGTGGAAATGAGCGTGACTATGGAGCGCATTCTGGCGTGGAAGCTGTTGCCGCGTCTGGTGATGGCGGTGTTGCTTTGGCAATATGTAGAGGTTCTGGACTACTTCATGAAAATCCCGCAAGCTGAAATCAGCACACAGGCAACGGCCCTGACAGCCACCGTGACAGGTGCGCTCACGGGGGCCTTCGGATTATGGTTAGGACACGAGAAATGATACAGGCATTGATTGGGCCGGTTACGAGCCTGCTAGACAAATTCATCGAGGACAAAGACCAGAAAGCCAAGCTGGCGCATGAGGTGGCCACGATGGCCCAAACTCACGCGCAGGAGCTGGCTCGCGGCCAGTTAGAGATCAACAAGGCCGAGGCGCAACACCGCTCCATCTTTGTGGCGGGCTGGCGCCCGTTCCTCGGCTGGTGCCTCTCCTTTGCGATGGCGTGGCATTTTGTGCTCGCGCCGATGACTCTGTTCATCTGTAGCGCGTTTGAGATTTACGTCCCTGATCTACCGGTCTTCGATATGGACAGCCTCATGACCGTCCTCCTCGGTATGCTCGGCCTTGGTGGCCTGCGTACAGCCGAGAAGATCAAGGGCGTCACCAAATAAAAAGACCCCGACCACAGGGGTCGGGGTTAGTGTGGGAGGAAACGCGGGCATTACGCCGCCCGCCGAGCGATCAGTTATCGTAATCCGCCTCTGGGCGCTCCACAAGGCCCAAACCCTCGCATGTGGGGCATTCGTCCCACTTCTCGTCCAGATAGCCGCCACGCCACGCCATAGGGGCGGCAACGGCTACTTCTTGGAGGCACTCACCGTACCCGCCGCAGTCCGGACATTCGATTGGGTCGATCATGCCGCCAACCTCAAGCTGCGTTCAAGTCCGGCGGTTCTCTCAAGATATCCCTTCTCAACGAGCTGGGTGATGAGGTAGTGCGCCGCGGTGCGTGAGCGGCCCGTCTTCTCGGCCAGCTCGCGCACGGTTGGCGCGTAGCCGTATCGGCGGATGTAGCGCTCGATGAAGGCCAGCACCGTGTGCTGTGTCGGTGTGAGCGGCTTCATCGTGCCACCGCCTTCACGGTCAACGTCTTCTGCCGCGTCACTGATTCAGGCTTCGCGGCCACGGTCTTCGCCGGTTGTGCCTTGGTGCGCCGCATCGGCCACTTAATGTAGTAGCTGTCGCCGTCAACGGTGACGCTGCCCTCCTCGTGGTTTCCGAGGATTTCCTTTAGGCCTGCCTCGGCGATGTCTATCGCCTGCTCGGCGGCCTTCTTGTCAGCGCGCGCCTGCAACAGCATCTCGGCGTAATACTCACCGTCCTCGATGTTGTTGAGGTCGAGCGGCGGGGCGCCATCGTCCACGCGGTCCCACGCCACGTTGCCGTCTGATGACGTTAAAACGTCATACCAGTCGATGTCCCGCTTTCGCCGCTCAAACTCGTGGATTGCGTCAGTGATGTCAGCCCGCGCCTCATCGTCAACGCGATACAGGAATATGCGTAGCTCATTGCCGCGATACAGGACGCACACGGCGCCCCAAGTGTGGCCGGTGCACATTAGCTGGCCCTGAAGCTGTATCGGGCCTCTGTGCGGCGCTGGCACGTCCTCTGGCGCGTTGCTGGTGACTTTCGCCTCCAGCACACCGAGGCCGGTGGTGTCGACACTGCCGCCCTGCGGCACATAAATGCCGTTGGCCGGATCGTGCGTGAACACCTTTCCGCCGAGCGCCTGACCGTCAAGCGAACACGCAAACGGCAGGTGATCGTGGAAGACCGCCTCATCGAACTCAAGCTCCAGATGCGTCAGTGACAGGCGCTTGGCAGCCTCTGTGAGGATCGGCCCTTCCAGAGTGTCTCCCCAGAACATAGGCTCGTTCTGTGGCAGGTAGTCCGGCGCGTGGCCAGCCTCTGCGTCTATTGCCCGCTTGAGCGCCTCATTAGGTGTGGCGTATGGGCTACGGTTCAGGATGACGGGCAGTATTGACGCCGTCACGATGTTGTCTGGTGTTTTCTTACCGACCATTAGTTTGTCTCCTTGCTGAAAATTTCGTCGAGTGTCTTGTCTTTGTTGCGATGTATTCTGCCTGTCACAGCTTTAGCGCTTATTCCAAAGTGGTTGCCTATCTCTTGGTACGTTCTGAATGTCTTGCCTTGCAGAACATATGTCCTGAAGGGCTTCGGCCTGCTGTTAGGAATAAGCGGCGTGGTAAGCGCCTCCTCTAAGGTCCAGCCGTAGTTCAGCCTGCTCGTTACGGAGTTTCTATTAATGCCATAATGGTCAGCCGCTTGCGTTATGCTGGAGAACATCTTGCCCTGTACTGTCACCTCCTTTTGAAAAGGATGCCTTTTAATCCTCTCCTCTACCTCAAGCGCCTCTTCCAGCGTCCACCCATTTCGGTGATAGCGCTGACGGAACACGTTATCGCAGACGCCATAGTGTCGGCACATTTCCCTCTCGCTAGAAAACGTTTTGCCCCTAAAATCGAACCTATTCCCTTCACGCTTCGGCAAAGGCGGCGCGGGGTCGAGGCCTACTGCCTCCCGCAGTGTCCAGCCCTGTCGGCGCAGGCGAACACCTATCGTCAACTCATGAACTCCAAACGCATCGGATAACTGGCCGAGACCGTAGTATGATTTGCCATCGACAACATACTCCTTTTTGTATTCGTTGAACGCACTGACAGCGCCGCCCCTATTCTGGTTGTAGCCGTTTGGGGCGAGGGTGTTTCTTTCTTCGATCCAGTACATCTCTCGCTCGCGCAACTGCTCAACAGTTTCCGTCCGCTCGATGACCTCGAACTGAAAAGCCTCTCGGCCAAAATCTCTGATGGCCTGCCATATTGAGGCAGGTCCGCCTTGCCCCTTTCTGGCTGAGCGGAAGTGGCCGTCCTTTCTGTCAGACAGATACCTCCTCGTGGTACACCCCACATACTGCATGCCGTTGACCGTGTTGGTTGCAAGATAAACAATCATCTCCCTGTCTCCGATTTGTTTGCGCGTTTGAGCATCAGAGAAAGGTGCAAAACCTTTTTGCCGTACCACAGACGCATGTAACGACCCCTAGAAAAGCCATAAATGGTGAACTTGGTGCGGCGCTTGTACTTCTTCCAAGCAAGCACCTTGATTCCAGCAAATGTCCATTCGCCCTCACCGAGTTCTTTCCAAGGCCGTGGCCAATCATCAGGTATATCCAGTTTGTTCCTTTTCATCTTTTAATCTCCCTTCGATGAGCGCCCAGCCGCGATAGCTGGGCGGCTGGTTTCACTACTCTGCCGCGATGACGCCTTCGAGGCGCTTGGTCTTAGCTTTCCAGATACCGGCCTGCCGCCGGACGCGGTTCATCTCGGCGCGGTGTTCGCGCTTGATGTTGACGATATTGTCTCGATCTTCTATCAGCGCTTGATGCAGGGTTTCGTTCTCTTGCCGCCACGCCTGAATCTGTCGTTGCATATCGTTTACACGGTCAGCCATCTTGCGGTGGTTGGCGCCAGCCTCATCAACGGCAAGGCGCAGGGTGGACAATAGTCGGACATATTCGGATGTCACAGCCGAGCCGGTCATGATGCTATTGTCCGCCTCATCGATGATTTTTTTGTACGTTTCGATGTTCATTGGTCTCTCCTTTTCTATTGACCAAAACGGGCGATCAGCGCCCACCAAGTGTAAGAGCGACTGCTCTCCACGCCGAACACCCACAGCCAGTCGATCCAGCCGAGGGTGAAGACGGCCACTAGGGCCGCCCCCAAGATGTCGTCAAGCCGCACGTTCATAATGATCTCCCTTCTGTTGTTAGGGGCGGTTTCCCCAGACCCGCCGAGGCGGGTTTCGGCTGATAACCAGTCAGCCTCATCAGTGGGGTGGCGGGGGCCGTTAGGCCGCCGCCTTGATTGCTTTAATTGCGGCAAAAATTACGTCAACGTACTCATCGAAATCCCCGCCCATATCGACATAAGACTCAAGAGCGGTTGTTGCTTCTGCGCTGTCCTCTTTAATGCCAGCATCTCTTAAATCCATAGACAGACTGTCGAGGCGCACACCAAAAGCAAGTTTTGCGTCATCTGGCAAATCGTTTGTGTTTTGCAACCAGTATCCGACTTTATCTAAAACGGTGGTCATCGGTATCTCCCTTCGATGTGTCCTATTCATGTCCTATATATAGCGCACCCAGACATGTGATACAAGAGTGATATCAAATTAATTACAAAAAAATGCAGGAGAGCATAAGTGTCTGAAATCAAACCCACATTGTTGCGGCTCAGAACCTCGACAGCGGAGGCTCTCAAGGATGAGCTTCAATATTCGGTGCACCGGAGCATGTCCGCGCTCGCAGACGAAATAATCGAAATGGGTTTGCGCGTCAAAGCTAGAGAGCGGGCCGAGGCCGCCAACGGCGAGGCCGCGACAAAGCTGGCGGGGAGCGTGTGCTGATGGTTAACAGCCGCAATAAGGGTAAGTCCGGCGAGTATGAAGTGATCGCCATCCTCACCGAGAACCTCGGCGGCGGCGCCGATAAGCTGGAGTTCAAGCGTGACATCGAGCAGTACCGACAGGGCGATCTCGGTGACGTGCTGTGCAACGATCCGGCGTTCCCGTTCACCATCGAGGTGAAGAGGTATCGTCAGGGGACGAACGCCCAACCACAATGGTGGGATCAGGTCTGCACAGCCGCTGAGGCGTGCCACAAGCTACCGCTATTGGTTTACCGTTATGACCGCATGCCGTGGCGCTGGCGCTTTCCAGTGGCCGCTATCGTAGGGATGGCGGACTACGTTCCTGCCGGTGATTTATCCGAGCAGTATGATTGGCGCTACGCTATGGAAACAGACACCGACACCGCAATGATGATAATCAGGGAGCACCTTGCTGATGTATGAGACGATCCTCGCGTTCTGTTTTGCAATAACCATTGGTGGCCAGCCAGCGAATCCGTGCTGGATGGGCAAAGAGAAGACACGGTTCAGCACCCTAGAAGAATGCGAGTTTTACGCTGAACGGCGAGAGGCGTATGTGGCGCAGGACATTGCGAAGAACTACGATGTGCCGCCGGTCGTGTCGGTACAGTGTGGGCCGGTGGAGGGGCGTGGCTAATGGGTCGCCCTAAATACGAGACAGCCGCCGACCTAACCAACGAACAGCACGTTGTCGGCGTGATGGATGGGCTGGGCTACGGCTTGGAGAAACTGCCGATACAGTACCGCCTCGACTTCGCCATATTTAGGGACGGTGAGTGCCTCGGGTTCGCCGAGGTTAAGACCCGCACATTCGAGATGAACAAGTATCCGACAGTGATGATTTCGCTGTCGAAGGTAATGGCCGCCAAGGCCATAACTGAGACCACAGGTTTGCCGTGTTATCTAATCGTCAAATATACTGATGTGATAGCTCGGCTTGACTTCACCTCGCCGTATGAGCTACGGATGGGTGGAAGGGCAGATCGCGGAGACCCCCAAGACAGGGACATCTGCGCGTTCTATCCGAAAGAGCGGTTCACAATCGTGAGCCATTTATAGTTGCTGTTGATGTTAAGGAGTTAAAGAGATGGCACTAGGTTTTGCAACAGAGTCCTCTGGTTCGAGTGGGGACATTCTTCCAATAGTTAAGTGG